CCCTAAGGGGCACCGGCGCTCGCGCCGTAGGACTCTTTCGAGTCCCACACCTGACGGAGTCCCTCATGTTACATCTAGTATGCTGGTACTGTCCCCTAAGGGAGAGTTAAGGCCTCTACTAGTGTCGCATTTGGTTGGCTGTCGTCTTGGATTGGACCATGCAGATCCGTAAGGGTTTGTTTGGTTCTTCCCTCATCCAGGACGGCAGCCGCCGTCGCTTGCAGCCGAAAGGTGGAACTCCAGTGGGAGGGTACTACACTACCAGTAGAAGCTTTGGACCGTCAGCGGGCTCACGCCCGATTCGGTTCATTGAGTACCGGCCTGGTGCAAATCCGTCAGGAGAAATCCTGGCGAGCACAGCTAGTACAGCTTTCTACGGACGAGTACCCAGTGGTTCCCAGGTAACCCTCAGTTATCGAACTGGGGGTTCCGAGATTGGTTCTGATGAAGATGAAGAGAAGATTCTCCATGCCCAGTCCTCGAAGGAGCTTAGACGCTCTCTTAAGGATGAAGCACGGAGAAATCCATCTTCGCTTCACAGAGGTGACACCGGTCATGACTTCGAGACCACTAGATACGAGTACATTGGAAACGTTCCTTACGTTTTCATGGACTGTATCTATTATGATTTCGGGTTTCCGACCAAGTACAGATACGAAGGTCCGCTCATTGCGAATCCCAGTATCTTCCCACCCGAGATGTCTTACGGTTTTCCTGTACTTCCTGCCAGTAACGATTTAACGTCGTATGGTGTGGAAGCAGTGAACCGTACCATCCCGACCAACTCGGTAGCCAGTCTCGCTACTGCCTTGGCTGAGCTAAAGAGAGAGGGTCTCCCCGCTCTCTTTGGTTCCGACACACTCAGAGAGGCTACTAGGAAGCGGCGCTTTGACAAAAGCTCCGGATCCGAGTACCTCAACGCTGAGTTTGGCTGGAAGCCGCTTGTTAGCGACCTCACCAAGACAATGCTGGCTGTCTCAGAGGCGTCAAGCCTCTGGAGACAGCTTGTTCGAGACAGCGGCAAACAAGTACGCCGCGGCTATACCTTTCCAGTGATCACGAGTAGTGAGACGGCCTCGAAGAAGGTTGCACATAGCTCTGCTATGAGCGACCCGGGGTTCTTCAATACCTTCAACGTGAATTACACTGGAAGTGAGCCTTGTACCTTGACCACTACCCTCACAAAGACAACTGAGAGGTGGTTCAAGGGTGCCTACACATACCACTTGCCAGACGAGGGCTCAGCCCAGGTCAGTAAGTTGTATGGTTTCGAAGAGAAGGTTAACCATCTCTTCGGAACTCGGCTAACCCCCGAAGTAGTCTGGAACTTGGCTCCCTGGAGTTGGCTGGCTGATTGGCACTTCAACATTGGACAGAATATATCCAATGCTGTAGCTATGTCATCAGACAGCCTGGTGTTGAAGTACGGGTACCTCATGGAGAGAACAACCCATGAGATGTCCTATACTCTGAGTGGCTGGCGCCTTCAAGGCAATCCGGTCCCTCAGTCGCTTTCCGGCACATTCCGTAGTATTAGGAAGCGCCGGGTGCGATCCACACCTTACGGTTTCGGCCTCAACCCGGCTTCGTTTACGAACCGGCAGTGGGCCATCCTCGGTGCACTTGGGTTAACCAAGTCGCCGAACTCTCTTCACTAGTAATTCCGCTAGGAAGAGATCTCCGACTCCTTAGTGAGTCTCAAGTCAAGGACAGCGCTATGTCGTTCACCGATCCTCAGTCTCTCACAATCGCTGGTGTCTCTGTCTCGCTTCCGCGAGTCAGCTCCGGGATCAACACGTCGACTTATCAGTCGAATGATGGTCTCGTCTCCCTCGCCGCTAGCCATTCTTATGGTAAGCGGTTCCGGAGGACGCTGCGAGTCAATCACTCCAAGATTGCTGCCGACCCGCTTGCTGCAGGGGTTAATGTCAAGTCCTCGATGAGTGTTTACATCGTGGTCGACGCGCCCCTCACAGGCTACACGGTCGCGCAGCAGAAGGAGGTCGTGGACGCATTTGCTGCGTACCTGACCGCCTCCACTGGAGCGAATGTCACCAAGCTTCTTGGTGGTGAGAACTGACGTTCACCAGGAATAGGTGAACGGTCCGACCTGCTTCTTGTCCCTTGATCTGGACACGCAGGGTGGGTTGAGTGACAGCATAGCTCAGCAAGCAACACCTACACATCAGTGGAGGAAGCTTGAAAAGGCTGCTGCTGTTCTTGCAAGTGCTGCTCGATGAACTGGGCAGCGGGTGTGGCACGAGCACCACTCTCGATTGGAAAACGGTCGAGAGTCGAGTTGAACACGAGGGGTTATCGTTTCTGACGATAACCCTGTCTGACTACGCAAAAGACTTCGAGAGAAGCCTAGAGCAAGGTCAGGTAAGCGACGACCTCTTTCTCTCTTTCAAGAGAAAGGGCGGTCTCCCCCGATTTCTCGGAGGTTTCCTTCGCCTTGTGTTCGATGAGAAGAGCGGACTGCTTCTCCCCGATCCGTCGATTGCAGCGATCCACGCGGTACGCCAATTCACATTGGCGTGCGGTAAGATCAATCTTCCATGCTCTGACGAGCGTAGGAAGTCTGCCTTCGACAAATTCGTGGAGTGTGAGCAGGATGTACAGAACGCCCTTGCGACCTTGGACTCCCATCTTTGGGATTCCTTTATTCGCATTGGTCGTATGCTTTGGGCTGATTGTTTCAGTGATCTTGACCGCAAGGTCCACGATCACCACATCATCCCCAAGCATGGCCCCGGTGCAACCGCGGAGCGCCTCTTCGCTAACGCCAAGTGGCAATCCATCGAGTGGACCGAGCGGCTCGAACAGATATTCCCTTCTGGGATATATCTCGTTCCAGCCTGGAGGGATCAAGAATCCCTCGCCTCTGTGGACATCCTCGAACCCGGCCGTGAACGACCCGTCAGGGTCGTTGACGTGCCTAAGTCGCTCAAGACTCCCCGGATCATCGCCATCGAACCC